CATGGATCGCACCGTCACTCCCGAGCCGGAGCGCGCCCGACTGCGCGGGGGTCGCCCCGATCTCGACAGACGCCTGCACCCGCAAGGGTGCCGCAACGTACGGACTGGATGCAAAGTACGCGGGCGGGTAGACGGTCACGCCGCCCGCGTTCGCGCCAATCTGCAGTTGGTTATCGGGTGCCACGTTCGCGACGACAACATCCCCTGTGTTCGCCCCGTTTCGCATCAGGATCGCCTGATTGTTCCCGAGCCGGAGCGCGCCCGACTGCGCGGGGCTCGCCCCGATCGCGACGGAGTCACTGATATGCGCCTGGAGCCAGCGTTTCGGGCCGGTGCCGAGATAACGCGCACCGTCGGTATCGGGCTTGAGGCCCACGGCATCGAGCGTATAACTGGCCGTCGCCGCACTTGGGCGCATCGTAATCGCACCCGGCGCATCGACATACATCCCGGCGGCGGGATTGTCCACCGATCCCATGATCAGGTTGTTTTCGTTATCAACCATGAGGAGTCGCGCATCCTGTGTATTCGCCACGTTGCGCGCCCGAATCTCCCCCGCATTCCCGAGCCGGAGCGCGCCCGACTGCGCGGGGGTCGCCCCGATGGCGACGGTCGGCGCGGTCACTGGCGATTGGCAGACCACGGACGATCCCGGCGCACTCAGATAAATGCCACCGCCACCGCCCGCCGACATTTGCAAATTGCCCGCGCTGTTGAAGGTGTTATCGACGAACACCGGGATCGCCGGTGTGCCGAGATGTAAGTACCCGGCGTCAACGTGAACCGCCCCGGTGAGCACAGCGGCATCGAGCGCGGTGAGCGGATCGGCCCCGCCGCTCTGGTGCGTCGCGGCGTGCGGCCCGGCCGCCGGTCCCGGGGGTCCTGCAGGCCCCGCAGGTCCAGGGGGGCCGGTCGTCCCGGGCGGGCCCTGGGCGTCGAGGCCGACAATGTCCACCACCGCGATCGTTGGGATCGTCATCGACTTACTCCTTCGAGAGATGACTGAGCGCGGAGGGCGTGGCGTCGGAGACGCCGGGGCCGTAGTCGGTCTCGGCGACCAGGTCACCCTGCGCGAGGCCGGCGGCGTTCTTCTTCACCCAGGCCGGGTCGGGCGCTTCACCGCCCTGCCAGTGCGGGTGGAGTGCGTGGACGTGGCGGTTGGAGTTGTCGTTGGCGTAGCGGCGCCAGACGATCGGCTGGCCCTCGCCGTTCCTGTAGGCCTGCTCGCTCTCGCGTTCGATCCGCCGCAGCGTGTGCAGCGAGTCGACGACCACTTCGTGGTTCTGGCCGTCGCGCGCGGTGAAGGCGGTGAAGCCGGGACCGGAGGAGGCGTCCATGCGGCCGACCTGCGGCATCCAGGCGGCGGGGCGGTCGCAGTGGAACGGCGCGCCGAGGCGAGCCCCGATCTCGATCGGGACGTTGACATCGACCAGCACCTGGCCGCAGACCTGACACCAAAAATCGTGCAACGCCATCAGCTCACCCCCGCGAAGGTCTTGATCGCTTCGACCAGTTCAGCGCGCTGCGGACTCGCGGCGATCGCCCGCGCGAGGCAGCGTTGTTGGTAGGCCTCGATCGTCTCGTGGAGATCGCGCCAGTCGTCTTTCGTCGTCGGCAGCGCTCGCAGCCGATCCAGCTCCTTCAGGACATCCCGCTCCGTCAGCATCCGCTCACCCTCGCTTGTCTCGGTTCCGCATCATCCAGGTCACCCCGAGGAAGGCGAACACCACCGCGATGAGGATCGCGACGGTGACGCCGACCAGGAGCGACATCGCTACTTGCTCCGCGGCGCCGCCAACAGCAGCACCATCACCAGCGCCACGATCACGACGACCACCAGCAGCGACACGGCGCGTCCGTCACAGCCGGTACTCCGACGCCCAGCTGCGGACCCACTTCAGCTCGCGCTCGAACTCTTTGGCGTACTCGTGCGCGCGCTTGTCGACCTCGCGCTCGCGCTCGTAGCTCATCGCCTCGATGTAGGTGTTGTTCGGGTAGCGCGATTTGAACTGGCTGTGCGCCCCGGTGATCGTGCAGCCCTCGACCTTGAGATCGATCACGTAGCCGTGGCTGTTGTCGCCGTGGTTGTAGCCGCCGATGCGGATGCCGTAGCTGCCGTAGTTCCAGTCGCAGTTGAGGACGTGCAGGACGTCGGTCACCGGGGTCGAGCCGCACTCGATGAAGGCCGAGCCTTCGTGGCGGATCAGCAGGTTGGCGAAGACGACGCGCTCGGGCCCGCGATCGATCAGGGCGAAGCGGCCGGTGCCGCCCATGACGGGCTTGTTGGTCCGGTACTCGCCGCCGTGGAGTTCGACCTGGGTGCGCGGGTGGGGGGTCGCCCAGTTGGAGTCGTAGCCGGTGATGTTGAGGATCGCGCCGACGTCGTGCATCGTGCAGTTCTCGACCCGGACGTTCCGCAGCGAGCCGCCGCGGGTCGGGGTGAACATGAAGCCGTAACCGTCCTGGGCTGACTTCCACGAGTTCCACAGTTCGCAGTCGCGGAGGGTGACGTCGTGGCCGTCCTTGAGTTCGAACAGGTTCTTGACCGGGATCGCGCTGTTGCCCTTCCAGGCGAGCGGCTTGGTGAATTGGCAACGCTCGATCAGGAGGCCGGTGGGGCGGCAGTCGGGGATCTTCATCTCGTCGCCGCCGACCATGAGGTTCTCGCTGGCGGCTTCGAGGTAGCAGTCGCGGACGGTGATCGGCCCCGGGGTGTTGACGATCAGGATCGCCTGGGAGTCCTGCTTCGAGGGGGCGTAGATGTCACGGAGGTCGCAGGCCTCGATCAGGACGTCGGCGGCGTTGACCTCGATCGCGCGCTTGCCACGATGCGAGGCGACGGCGACGCGCGAGAGCGTGACCTGGCGCGGCACGCGCGCGACGTCGACCTGGTCGGTGGTGTTGAGGCCGAGGCGACAGACGCTGCCGTCGTAGTCGACGGTGGCGAGCGCGAGGTCTTCGATCGCCGCACCGGTGTAGTCGAGGCCGACGCGCAGCGCGTGGCCGCGGTCGCCGGTGATGGTGTTGCTGCCGAGGCCCTGCAGCTGGCTGTGATCGACCGCGAAGCTGAAGCCTTCGGTCTCTTCGAAGGAGGCCGTCTCGGCGAGCTGGTAGCGGCCGCCGTCGTCGAGCGCGGCCTGGAGGTCGCCGCCGACCGGGACGAGCGTCCAGTCGGTGGGAGGCTCGGGCGGCTCGGGGCCGGGGGTCTCGACCTCGTCGCGGATCTGCTGGGTGAGCGCGTCGATCTGATCGCAGTAGGTGAAGATCTTGTCGGGGTCCACGCTAGCCTCCGCCCTTGTAGAAGATTTCTTCCTCGATGCGCGCGACCACCGCCCGCATCTCCGCTTCGACGGTGCGCCCGCGCTTCTGCGCCCGGTGCTGGAGTTCGGCGAGCTGGCCCGGCGTGAACGGGATGCGGATGTCGCCGATCCGCATCGAGCCGAGGCGATCGACCGCCTTGACCAGGGCGGTGGCGGTGAGGGTCGCGCCGATCCCGAGCTGGTCGTCGAGCTGGCGGCAGGTGATCGCGTCGAGCAGAAGCCCCGCAGGCGGCGCGGCCGGCCCCTCACCGAGGATGCGGGTGACGCGCGCGAGCAGCGCGACACAGTCCTTCACCAGCGTCGCCGGATCCTCGCGGCGCTCAGGCGCGGTCCCGGTCGTTGAAGTAGAGGCCGGCATCTTCGTCGCTGAGGCGGTAGATGGTGTCGTCACTCGGATCGTCATGGGTCTCGTGCTCCAGGTCGTCGGCCTCGGTGAGCGTGGCCGGGCTGTTGCGGAAGTCGGGGACGGGTTGGCCGCGCGTCTTGGCCAACTCGTCCCGCGCCGTTTTGCGACGGCGGCGCTCGGCGACCGGCTCGACCTCGCCGCCCGACATCCGCCAGGCGACGTAGAAGCCGATCGCTCCGGCCATCACCGCGTCATCGTGCTGGCCGCGCGCGGCCTCCGCTTCGCCGATCGTGGTCGCGGTGATGAAGTGGCGGAGTTCGCCGCGGGTGACCGGCGAGTTCAGGATGAAGTCGGGTTGCAAGGTGATCGGGTCGATCGTCGTGACCGCGCCGTAGAAGCTGGTGAGGAGCAGTGGCCGGGTGCGCGGCGAGGTCAGCCAGCCGATCCGGGTCGAGTAGCGCCGCTCGGGCGAGGCGGCGTCGGCGTACTCCCAGACGTAGAAGCTGCTGTAGCCGAGATGCAGCTGCAGGGTGTCCTGGGTCGCCAGGCCGTGGCTGTTGGTCTCGATCGCGGCCAGGGCCTCGATGCCGTCGGCGTCGCTGTAGTAGCGGCCGATGGCGTCGCAGACAAACGCCAGGCCCTTGGGGTCGAGCCGGTTGGTGCAGTACTGCGCGACTTGTTCGGCCGGCTCCTCGATGGTCGGCTGGCGGATGACGTCGATGATCGAGTAGTCCTGGCCGAGGCCGTCGCTGACATCGACCGCCAGGATGTAGCGGCGCGTGCCGCGCACCCGCGGGTACTCCCAGATCGCCAGGACCGATTGGCGCAGGTTGGGCATCTGCGCGAGCTGGTCGGGAGAGAGCCGGCGGAAGCCGTAGCCGGGCGGGATCGGCATGGTCTCGTGGGCGAGCGGCGAGCTGCCGCGGGTGACGTGGGGCGCGAGGGGCGGGACGACGCGCTTGGGTTGGATGTCGGGCGAGCCTTCGGCGTGGTCGCGCCGGAGTTCGGCGATCTCGTAGGCGGGCTCGACCGACCAGACGTCCTGGAGCTTGCGGCGGGAGCCGGCGGCATCGATCTGTTCGAGCTGTTCGAGCGTGAAGATCGAGCGGCCCGCGTACTGGAAGCACTCCTGGTCGTCGGCCGGATACTCCTTGAGGAACTTGTAGAGCTGGCCTTTCGACTCGTAGAACCGCCGCGTGGTCTCGTACCAATAGAGCTGGTTGCGCGAGAGGCGCACCGTGCGCCCGTTGAACCAGCGCGGCGAGTCGCGCTCGCATTTCTCGGCGTGCTTCTGGGTCGAGGGGGAGGGCGACCAGGCCGCCGGGGCGGGCAGCGAGTACTTGGTCGGCTCCGCACTCCAGGGGATGAAGATGTTCCTGAAGCGGCCGACGCCTTCCCCTGAGGCGAGCCAGTGCTTGTGCCACCAGTCGCCGGCAAACTCCGCCGTCGCCTCGTAGAGGACCAGGGTTCTCCCAGGTGGGCAGCTCGCTGATGTGGACGACCGAGTAGGTCTGGCCGCGGCCGATCGAGCCCTTGGAGCCTTCGAGGCCAGTCGCCGATTGGAGCGCGCCGCGGGTGGACTTGCCCCAGGCGGTCTTGAGGAAGCACTGGTTCGCGAGGGTGATCTCGCGGTTCTTGTTGAAGTAGACCCGCCCCGGCTTGAGGAACCACGGCAGCTGGTCGTAGATCCGGACGACCATGCGAAAGAGGTAGCCGGCCTGCTCCTCGACGTCGGCGCCCGAGAGCGCGCGGATGTGGGTGCGGGTGACCAGGCGGTGGGCGACCAGCGCTTCGCTGAGGGTCGAGACCCCGAGCTGCCGCGCCTTGAGGATGTTGAGGAGGAGGCCGTCGGGCGAGCCCTGCTCGACGTTCTCCTGCTCCATGTGCGCGAGCTGCTGGAGGACCAGCTGCTGGCTCTCCCAGAAGGGCGAGAGCCGGCGCAGGCCGTGCCCTTCCTCGTCAATCCAACAGAAGCGCTCGGCGAACCACGGGAAGTCGAAGATCACCCGCACGCGCGCCAGCGAGATGAAGCGGGACTCGTCCTCGGTGAGCGGCCGGGCGAGCTGCCCCGAGTCGGGGTCGACCGCCTGCATCGCGGTGGCGGTCAGGGCCGCCGCGTCGTCGACCGAATACTCGGGCAGGCCGTCGGGAAAGGCGGCGGGGAACTGCCGGAGCAGGAGGTCGGCGTCTTCGGCGATGAGATCCGGGTGATACATATGCGACCCGCGGGTGGGGCGGCTAGCTCCGGCCGCGCTCGGTGACGAACGACTCGTCGGGCCCGACGGTCGTGCGCGACTCGAAGGTGAAGGGCTGGCCCTCGACCGAGGGGCCGCCGTGGGTCGCACAGAGCACCTGGCCGCCGGCGGCGCGCAGGGCGACCTGGGCACCCCAGGGGATCGCCGCGTTGATCTCCGGCACCAGCGTGGCGTGGAGGGCGTCGACCGCGGTCTCGATCATCGTTTGGACCTCGGTGCGGAGGCGCTCCTGCCGCTCCTCGATCAGTTGCTGGATCACTTCGACCTGGGCGGCGGTGAGCGGCGGGCGGCCGGCGGCGTCAGTCGTCATGGGCGGAGTCCTCGTCTGGGGCGCCCGGGAGATCCGGACGGCGGTGGATCGGCGGGTCGTCCCGCGAGTCGTCGTCGATCGGCGGGTCGCCGATGATCTCGGCCTCGTGCGGGTCGTGCGGGCGCTCGGGGCGCTCGGGGACGTCGGTCTCGCCCGAGTCGCGGTGGCGCCGGCGGGTGGGACTGAACAGCAGATCGCCCACCGCCTGGTGGAGCTGTTCGAGCGCCCCCGATCCGGTCGCGCTGAAGGCCCCGGCGGCGGCGAGCGTGTTCTGCTGCATGACGATCCCGCCTTTCTTCTCCAGGAGCTGCCCGAGTTCGAGCGCGACCTTCTGGCGTTCGAGGTCGGGCTCGGTCTGGACCTGGCCGGTGGAGTTGCAGGTCAGGCACGGGGCGGCGCCCCCGGCGGCCGCGCCCTGGCAGCTCGGGCAGATCGTGACGATCGGGGCGGCGCGGCGCATCACGTCGGCGACCACCGGCGTGAGCTGGCTGACGATGAGATGGGTCGCCTCGATGTGCGCGCGGGTGATCAGCGCCTTCTTGTAGGCGCTGAAGAGATCGGCGACGGTGATCCCGGCCTGGGTGCAGAGCCGGCGCAGGCTCCACTCGCGGTAGCGCGGGTCGTGGAGATAGATCGCGACCTTCTCGATGTCGGAGGTGCCGCTGCCGATCGCGAGGACCGCGGCGAGTTGGGCGCGGCCGCCGACCGCGGTGGCGAAGGTCTCGACCGCTTCGCCGTTGAGCGTGGCTTCGAGCGCCGAGAGCGACTCGGGCGCGCGTGCGGCGGCCGGGATGAGCGCGGTGGTCGCGGCGAGCGGGCGGCCGCGCTTGCGCACTAGCGGACCCTCCGCAGCTCGCACCAGCCGAGCAGCAGGCTCCACTTGTAGGTCTGGCCGAGCGGGCCGTCCCAGCGGTGGACCCCGAGGCCCTGCCACTCGGGGAACCACCACAGGATCAGGGTCTGCCCGATCATCACCGCGACCTCGGGTAGACGCGCGCGCCGAGGAGACTGGCCGCCAGGAGCCCGGGCTGTGGCTGCGGGCGGACGCGCTCGGGGACGGGGATCGGCGGCTGGGGGCGGAGGAAGCGCGCGAGTTCGCGATCGTCGATCGCCCGCGGCTCCGGAGGGTGACCCGCGGGTGCCTCGTCCTTCTTCATGCGCGCTCCTCGGCCAGGCGCGCGAGTTCCTGGTCGCGCGCGGCGAGGCGCGTCTGCAGGTCGACCGTCTTCTCGTCGGCGAGATAGATCAGGACCTCGTCGTCGTCGGGGTAGTGGCCGGTGTCGCGGACGGTGCGCTCGACGTAGGCGAGGGCGCGCGCGGCGTCGTCGTGGTCGAGATGGCTGACGCCGGTGTCGGCCTTGACCGAGGCGCGGTCGGTCGGCGGGTCGATCGGCGCGTAGCGGTCGGCGAGGCGGGCGAGGAGCGCGGTCTGGCGGTCGAGGCCGTCCGCGATCCGCGCAAAGTCCTTGGAGAGCTTCCGCAGCAGGAGACCGGCGGCCAGCCGTTTGAACATGAGGCTGGCAGGATCAGC